GCTGATGCTGACGGCACTACCATTCATGTCGGTGTACTGAGCGGCCAGAGACATCACCGGGTCTTCGTCCAAGTCACGCAGCCACCGATACCGCGCAGCATCAGCCTGTGCGGTGGCGAGTTCTTCCCTGAGCCGTGCGTTATCGGCCTGTAGAAGCTCGACTTCAGTGGATAGCATCATTTCAAGTCCATTTGCCATCACGCATTCTCCTGTTCGATTGCTTCGGCGCATTCTTCTCTGGCCATATCGCCTACTGGATTCACACCAGTCATCTGGCCTTCACAAATCTTCACAGCGTTCTTCGTTGCTGCGTTCCATGCGGCTTGCCACACAGATGCAACCGGAGAATGGTCAGGGTTGAAATCCTCGCCGTACTGTTTCTCGTACGCTTCTCGGCACTTGCTCATCACTTCTCTCCTGTCTGGTGGGGCGACGGTTTTCCGCGCTGCAGCCTTTCGCAAACCGGGGTTATGTCGAAATGACTAAGCCCGTCGCCCCGTTGATCGTTAGCACCAACGCCACAAGAATTTGACGTGGTGTTTGTTACCACCTGCGCCGAGATCACGCTTCATCTCGACGAGCCCTTCGGTAAGCAGCTTGCGCAGGTGGTGCGCTGCGCCCTCCTTGGTCGTGCCCGCGAACTCCCCGACCATTGCTGTGCCCATCCAACCGCGACCTTCCATCGCTGCCTTGTAGCGACGCTCGCGCGCTGCCGGCGTCATCGGACGCTTCGCCACCTTGACCAGCGGCTCTTCCTTCGGACGCGACTTGACCTCGCGCTCCAGTGCAGGTGGGGCAATGTCACTGATGTTCGGACTGCCGCTCATGGCACGGCCATGTACGATGCGACCGCCGGGTACGTTGCCGGGGGAAGTCTTGATCGGGGTGTCCAGCATTTCAGCCGCTCACTTTCTTTTTGGTTACAGCGCCCTTAGCGACGTTGCGGGCGTAAAAGCAATCGGTGTAGTCCGGGTGCTGCGCGGTTCCGATCAAACGCCAACCGTCCTGCGCTGGGGCACATTGCCGCCACGTGGGTTGCTGGGGCGGCAGGGTAATCCACAACCCCGCCCAGATAGCCATCGCGATCACGGCGCCTGCCGAAAAAGAGGACCAGTTCATTTGTTCACCTCCATCAGGCGCACTTCCTTTTCCCAGTAGCGCACCCGCTCCTTGCAGGCGCACTGGTACTTGAAGTTGGTTGAATATCTCTTGGCAACCGCCAATTCAAACCCGCTGAGCCAGAGCATCGCCCGGCAAGTGGCTTCGACGAGGCGGTTCATTTTGACACCGCCGTAGAAGTATAATGTTCTCCATCCCAACTCAGTTCGCCTCTCGTCCAGAGCAGCTTCATCTGCGGGTACATATCACGTCCGATATGTTCCGGCTTGGTCGGACGTACACAACGAGCCAACAGCGTAGCACGAGTATTGGCTCCGATCTTAGAGCAGGCTTCTCCGGGAGGATCGGTAACTTCGGACACCGTTTCAGCTGTAACTTGTTTCGGTGCCGGAGAGGACGTCTCTACTCGCTTCTCTACACCTATTCCGATGTATTTGGTGAGGCTGATAAACTGGTTGCGAGTGTTCTCACGTTCGGTCTTGCAGTCTGCAACAGCCGTAACTAGAACTTGATCCGAGGCGTTCTCGAACAGAAACGTGAGGAGGGCTTTGCGATCTTCTTCTTTCAGGACATTCATTTGTCACTCCAGTTATGTATTATTACGCTTATTTACAATATAGCTCATGGGGGCATGTAAGTAAACACAAATAATTTTATCACCTCATTAGCTAAGTTTATGCGTGTCGAGTTTCCCACAAGTAGCGGGCCATCAACAGCGCCTCCGCTCGGTCTGCATGTTTCTTTAGCTCGAGAGGGGCTTCTGGGAACAGTTTGGCGGCGAGAGCGCGAGATTTCTCCTTATCGCTGTCCAAACCGAAGTGCTTTTTCCATTTTACCGGCGGAACAAGATGAAGCGGAAGATTCAATGAAGACACCACTGCTCGACATACGCCGAAGCTATCTCCAAGGCTAAACACGCTGGAAACTCCTTGACCCGGCATCGCATTGACGCGCTCTAGTAGAACTTCACAATCTGCATCATGAAGTTTAGTGTTCAACATGATACGGCGCATGCCGGCAGCATCGATCTCGTACTTCACACTACCAGACCCACGAAGCGTCGTAGGTATGTCTTCAACGCCAAAGAACTTACCGTCGCGTAGGAAGCCAACAGCCCCGCTCAGTCCGGGATCAATACCAATCGTGATGATCACTTCAACACCTCGTAGTTGTCACAGGTTGTCCGCTGAGCATCTTGAGAGAGCACTTCACCGGTCAGCCCGCACGCCCAGATGCCATCTTTCTTGACCACTTCAGCGTGAACACACGAGCGGCATGTGCGAATCGGCTCCTTTTCCCCAACGCACACCGCTCGCATATCGCACCACTTACAGCCGAAGGCGCCCCCGTCGGTAGAGATACCTTGTGGTGGAATAGAGGCGTTTACGAGGGTGATGATCTTGTCACGCACCTTCTGCTGGGCGGCTTCATCAGGGCGGAGACGCTCGATATGGTAATCTTCGTCATCCTTGCAGAGCGCGACGTACAAGGCCCGGTTGATACCGCTAAACAGCATACCTGCCTGCATCTGGGCGTAGTGTAACGGTTTCGCCTTTTCGACGTTCTTTTTCTTGAGCTCCTCGTAACTTTTCTTGCTATGAGTCTTGACTTCTAGGTCGTGTGGAGTTTTCTCAGCGCCCGGCACCCCCTTAACCACTCCGTCCAGTTTGCAGACGAAGTGCCCCGTCTCGTCGGTGTAAGTGAACTGCTTACCATCTTCGTCATGAGACCAGACGTCGTAACCAGCGCGACGCATGTCGGCGATAATGCGATCTTCTTGCAGGTGACCTGTCTGGAACAAGCGAAGCATACGTCCACCGAACTTCTTGTCGTCGTAGGCCCTCCACGAAAGCCAGAGGGAGCGCAAGCACTCCTCTCCGATAGACGAAGCGCCGATGCGGGCGAGGTAAAGCTCTTTACCGCGATCCTCCTTTTCGTAGGATTCGTAGATACGGTCGATCATCGATTCTTCTGGATGCGGCAAGGAAGCCATGGTTACTCCGTTATGTTTGTGAGTCCCGGCTACTTATTGCGCGCAGAGGCCGGGATGCGCGATCAGAGAGCTCGGCTTTCAGTCCGAGGCTCTAATTTAGTCCCACGGGTTCTTTTTCTTACCCGCCGGGGCTTCCGACTTCGGTTCGTCTTTGGTCGGAGCTTCTACTTTCGGCTCTTCCTTCTTGGTCGGAGCGGGGGCCGGTTCGTCGTCGAACTTACCCTTCGAACTGGCCGGGGTCGAGGAACCACTCGACTTACCTTCTTGTCCCGGCATCAGGAACGAGCCGATCTTGTTGCGGTCCGAGTAGCCGCCCGAACCCTTCTCGATGTCGAGCTTGCAAGCGAACGTGCGCTCGAGCAGTTCGTCGGAATCCTTGGCGTTCGGGCGTCCACAAGCCTTCGCCCAGCCGGCCACCTGCTCGCGACCGATCTTCTCGGCCTTCTCGCTCGGGTTGAAGATGTTGAAGTTCTGCCAGACCTTACGGCCCGCAAACTCCGCCGGCTTGACGACTTCGAACGTAGTGGCGAGGTACTTGCCATCCTTGTTAGCGGTGTCCTTGAGCTCTGCCTCCGTAGCCTTCAGGGAGTATTCCCCCTTCGGCATCACGTCGAAGTTACCACGATCCGAGTACTCGGTTTCCGAGACGCTAAATCCAAAATTTGCCATGTTGCTTCTCCTTACTGGGAAATGGGGATGATTTTGCTGATTTGCTCGAACGACATTTCCACGTCGTCCGGGAGGGAGTAGCGGTTCTTCGCCACGAAGGCCGGCTGTTCCACGAAGTGAAGCAGGCGCTCGCCTGTGGTGATACCCCGCGCCTTTTCTTTGTTGAAGCCGGCGTCAGTACGCTTGATGATCACCTTAAAGGCGGCGAAGGCGAGCACATCCACCCACTCCTGCAGGAGCGCATTGCAGCGGTTCGGCAGCTTCGGTGAGTAGCGGTCATAACCTTCGTTACGCGGGTCATCGAAGCGCGTGATGTTGGCGTGAGCGAGTAGCACGACGTTCATGTCGCGCTTGCGACGCAGGACGTCGAGACCTTGAAGAATTTCGCGAAATTCTTCAGCAATCATCATATGACCTTTGCCGTATGAAAGTGCTTTTTCGTCATTATTACTTTCAACATTACTGACGATAAGCGGCTCCACGAGCCAGTCTACCGAGTCGATCACCACGGTCTTGAACTCGTGCTCTTCGCGGATGAGGGTTTTGATGTTCTCGACAACCTCGTTCACGTGGTTAGCGCGAGGGAACGAGGTTACATCCAGCTGGTCGATACCGTCTTCCGTGGAGATGAAGATTGGGTTCGGGAACTGAGCGGCCAGAGTGCTCTTGCCGACACCGTGAACGCCGTAGATACAGACTCGCGGAGGGAGTTGTTGCTTGCCCGTGACGAGACGGGACTTCCAGTCATTGCTCATGTTATACTCCTATAGTTATGTACGGTTCGATACCGCACGAAACAAGTATAGCCTATTTTTAGGCTTGCGGGTGGTTGTAGTTAAAATCTAACCGCAGCGGAACGTATTCAAAGTTGTTACGATCCCAGCGCAGCACTTCGACTTCTCCCTCCTTCTCCAAGACGGCGCTCATGCAAATACCACACAACGTGGGATCTCCCACGAGTAGCAGGTAATCGCCCGGTTGCCAGTTACGCAATACCCGACGGGCGTGTTCAATCAGCTTGTCGCCGTGATACACGCGCCCTACGGACGAGAAAACATCCTTCAACTGGCCGTACTTTTCAGCAGCGCTGAAGTCCTTACGGCTGTCATTGTAGACGACGAAAACATTTCGCTCATTCATGATTTGGTCTTCCTAGGCTTCCTCACCTTCGGTGGCGGGGTCACCAACGCTATCTGTTCATCTGTTAGGTAATCTCGACAACCCAAATCTACTGCAATTCGAATTGCCTCTTTGACATACCAATTATAGTCCAAATCTGCCGGAAGCGGGGCATTTTTATCGATAAGCATGCAAGCTCGCACGCCGTCGGTCTTTGGAACCTTGTTACCGTTTTTCTGGTACGTCAATGGAGGGAGGGATTCGTCCACGGATTGGTACCATCTAACCACTTTTCCGAGGTACTCAGTTCCTTGTACACCTCCGCCCGTAACATTGCGAGCAGAGATGAATTCCTCCAGCGTTCCATTACGTACAGTCTCTTCAAACGGCGTACCATGTGCGAGCCAGAGACCAACGGCTTTGGCGCAGATGCTCGCAGTGGGGTTCTTACGTAAATCTGGCGGCGCATAGATACCTTTCGATTTGATTTTGCGATCAGTTTTGACGGCAAGATAATTGTTGACGTCCTTCATAGCCAACACTCGGTACGGCGTATACTCAAACTCATACTGCGATAGCTCAGAGAACTCCGAAACCACGTTCTCTACGGTTTTACCAAGATGTTTAGGGTAAGCCATAGCGATACCGTCTGTATTAGCAGAGAGCGCCACCGCACCTACTTTCTCTAGCCATTCTATCAGCATCAACAAGGTCAGTTGACCTGTCAGCGTGATAAACAGCCCAAGTTCCGGGTTGTAGAGTGGGGAGTACCGTGACAGCAGCTTACCGAACGAGCCGTTGATCGGCACTTTCAGGTTTTCCGCCAACCGTTTATCTCCTGTCTTTTTGGCCTCCAAGCGGCGATAGTACACAGTGCTATACTCTTCCGTCAGAGCGCGGTCGGTGTTCTCTAATTTGATACCCCACTTTACCCATATTGACGGGTAGTAGGAAGCGGCATCGATATCCATCACCACCCAATCTTCAGCGGCCACGTGACAAACCTTCTTGTCGTGGGTGGAGTGGATACCGCCAACCCCTAGCTGGTAAGTGCCGGAGTTGAGCTTCACCTTTTCCACTAGGAAATCCGGCAGGATGACGTGACCGGTTTTTAGGTTCATAGCGTAGTCGTGGGAACCTACGCGGCCCAGTAGCTCCTGCAGGTGAGGAGTTTCGAAGCGAATGTACTCCGGCACCCGATAGTTGATGTGGTACGGTACGGAAGCCAACCTACGCTTCATACCGAGCTTTTGGATGAACGAAGTTTCAGCCATCTGGGTATCGGACTTGCTACGTAAGTCCACCCCATACATAGCGGACATCTCGATACGGAGCAATAGTTGAGCCTCCAACCGTTTAAACAACTCTTCCGTGGTGTCTAGGTCGTTCTCGCAATAGCGGTCTACGTGGTCCTTCTGCTCCTCAGTGAGTACGGTGTCATGGGGATAGGGAAGCTCTTTGAGCCACGGCATGTGCATCCGAGCGCCGTAACTCTTCAGCCCAACGAAGCTCGGCGCCACTTCTATCAAGTCGATATGGTCGAAACTGATACACTTAAAGCCAAATCGGCGCTCTACGTCCCAAGGTTGTAGTTCTTGCTCGATGATCGCGTTAGCGATACGTTTCACTTCTTCCGTAGATTTACCAGCCAGAAAAGCTGACATGACAGGAACGTCGAACTTGATACCGTTGAACGACACGAAAGTGCACGGGGCGGCGAGCGTTTCGCGCAACTGAGCCGCCGCGTTCTGATCGTCGTCGCGTATGGTGATCAGGTTGCGATTATGCAAGACACGACCTTTGAACATGAACATGTTCGGGTACACTTCTGTGTCGTACACGATAACAGGCTTGTCCATCTCAGTCCTGATTTACGTAAGCAGAAGTCGGCCCACACGCTTTATCTTCCTCTTCGGTGATAAGACGCTTGAGCATGTCGCGAGCGTTGAGTAGCTGACCGACATTCTTCCAGTGCATCACAAGATCGATAATTGCAGTTTCGGTCGGCGGCACTTCGTTGTCGCGGACAAACTCTGCGAACATGAGATGAACCTTGTTCGCCCCGCGTAGAACTCCAACACCAAGGTTCAGCGACTCGATACGCTTCTCGATGTAATGGAGGGGTTTGCGGAGATCCTCGAGGCCGTTCTTCTTACGCCAACGAGTGAGATACTTGCTGGCCGCATATTCGAGGTTCGGTACGTTGGCGCGGACGCAGTAATCCCAGTGCTGTACTCCACCTTCCTTTGTGCGGTAATGTTCGCCCCCAACCTGACGTTCATTGGCATTCATTCGCCATCTCCTTGATAGTGTTGAACAGATCTTTCTCGAAACCCACGAGGATCATAGTTTCAGCGTAGCTGATGTAGCGATCAAATACTACTCGCATTTTAGAGTTACCCCGCTGCATTTCTTCTACGCAGTACAACGCGCCTTGGGCTATATCCGCCAGTTTGAGCGCTCGTTCTTCTCTCGGAGTCAAGCCCTCCGGCCCCCAACCGGAACTCTCTAACAGTTCCTCTTCCAGCGCGTTGATCTGGTCGCCAATGCCGAACTGACGCTTGCTAGGCGCCGGAATATCTCCGACCTTGTGTTCCGCGAGGTCGTGCACCAGTGCTGCGAAGATCAGGTTTAGCGAAGGCTCTTCTACCAGCATGAACACGAGCAACGCCACCCCATGGGAGTGATGCCCGACGGTCTCCGGTACCAGCGTGATTACTGTGTGGTAGCGACGGACGTTGGCGCCGTCAAGTAGGAATTGGAGTTGGTCTATCATCGTGTATGTTCCTCGTTATTAAGTATGCCCCCAGTATAGCGCACTGGGGGCTCGAAGGCAAGTGTTATTTTTGCTTAGCAGCTTCTCGACGCTCAACCCAATCCTCGGTAGCGATGCGCCAATCGTCAGCTTC